TAAGGGACGTGTCAAGCATGAACTGCAGCATGAAGTTGCTGCGACCCATTGCCGCTTCACGTTCGATAAGATCATCATCACTAAATCGGTCAGGGTCAGTAACATCCCACGCTTCAGCACCCATATCAATGTCTTCTTGCAACTGTGGTGCAATCAAACCTTCGTAGTTACTTAAAGAACGTGGAACACGCGCAGGCCAAACAAACGGACGATAATTACGTTCTGCTAGCTTACGATAGATAGTAAATGTCGTCTGTGGAGTACCAAGGTACATAATACGTGAATCTTCTTTTGGTGTAAGGATAGATTCTGCTTCAGTACAGAGCTGCAGCAGTTTTTCACGCATAAACTCCGTCATACTGTTACCTGGCACCTCAATATCGTCTAGAATCATCAAGTCAGCACGTGAACCCGTAAGCTGACCAGTAATACCAACAGACTTAACACTAGGAGCTTGGTGAGGACTGCAATTAACATCAAACGAAATGCGGCTCCAACGAGCATCATCAGATTTGGGTCTGAGGTGTGATAACCAGGGCGTTTCAATGATAAGTTTTTGTAAAAAGATAGACATGTTGTCGGCGCGTTCTTTTGACGCCGATATGATCATAATCTTTTTTTCAGAATCTTTAAAGAGAGTCCAGAGGACGAAGGCTCCCGTGATCCATGACTTTCCAACACCACGGAAAGCTTGTATCTGAAGACGTTTAGGTCCAGATTGAAGATAGTCTGCGATAGCATATTGTGCACGAGTAGGTTCAGGGAGGTCAAGCTGTCCCCACAAAGCCTGCAGAAACAGCTTGAAATCCTCTTGAAGGGCGGTTAAAACATCAGTCATAAATTAGAATCCGCCGCCAGTAACAAAGTTAATAACGCCACCAGCGCCTTTTATTAAACCTGCGCCCACAGTTAGCACCATACCAGCTGTTTCCATAAACTGTTGAGACAGGTTTTCCTGCGGCTGTGGTGGTAGTTGCGTCATAGGTTGTTGATCTGTAGCCATACCCTCTAGTTCAGGCGGCTTGTAGGCGGTACCACCAGGTAGTACCGTAGGTTGAGGTGTTTCTTGTTGGAAACCAGGCAAGGGCGGTAAGGTAATGCCGGTCATAAAAGGACTAAAACCGACAGTACCGCGCATACCCCTAAGTTGACCTGCTAAATCAGCTAAATAACGGCCTTCTTCCCGTGCTGTAACACCGATAGCGCCGCCTAATGTATTTGATTTAGCAGCATTTGTAGGTTCTGTAAGAACTTGCAAGTTCCATGGTGCGTTAGAAAAACCACCGGCAGCAATAGGGTCAATGTGATCGACAACATGTCGTTGACCTGACGCTTCTGTTAACAAAGCAGCGTCTTGATATTTGTAGTCATTCATCAGCTGTTCCATAGGAGTCAGCTTAATTTTTTGCTGTTCTCCTTTTCTAGAACGCTGTCCTTCAACCCTAGCTTCGTAGGCAGCTTCTGGAAAACCAACATATCCTTTAGCTTGGTTTGTCCATTTTGCAGTATAGGTAACACCTTCGTGCGTGTACTGCACGGATCCAGACGGAAGTTTGTTTCCACCTTTTTCCTTTTGTTCTGCCTTTTTCTTTTTAAAATCAGCAGTCCATTCTTTAATTACATCAGGCGGAACTCCCGCTTTTCTGGCGTTAGGCATTACTTAATATGCGATAGGATAAGTGATTCACGCAATCGATTGGTACCAAAAGTATTACGCATCCATGTTAACCAGTTTTCACTCCCTTTCTTCTGATTGCAACACGTACAGGCTGGAACGAGGTTCGATGTGAAATCCTCACCGCCAAATACGCGAGGATGAACGTGGTCCAAAGTAAGTTCATGTAATTCATAGGTTTTTCCGCAATAAACACATGTGCATCCGAAGTATTCTTTGATGCTGCGCCTCCAAAGGCGCTTAGCTTCAGGAGACGTCATGGCTATTAGGTTGTAAAGGTAGTCGTCAGGAGTTGGGAGTAGCGGCGTCATGCGTACTTTTGGTTACGTCGTGGTCTAGAGCGATTCTTTTTAGGACTTTCCAGTTTACCAGAATTTGGTCCTGTGTGAGACGCATCTTTACCATCGCCGTTACCGTAAGTACCGAGCTTTCGATTGAGTTTGTTTGCTTTAGTTCTGATCTTAAGACCTTCAGCGGTCTTGTTGTAGGCACGCTGCTGCTTTCGACGGCGAGCAGCTGCTTTAGGATTTGATTTGTAGTAATTAGAAGTTTTACCGTTTGCCATAGAGCCTACTCTGTACGAGTTCTGGGTCAACTTGTGGCATCACGTTAGCCAACTTGGACAACGGATTACCTTCGTAAGCGACACCACTAATGTCGTTGGTTTTGAGCCAGTCACAAGCTGCTTTCAAATCCTGGGTAGTTGCCTCACCAGATTTGATGCGAGCCAAAAATTCTTTAGTGACAAGGTTATGCAGTTCGTTGAACTGGTCTTCAGTTGCTTTTTTCTTCATTTGTCAAAGACACAATAGGTACAATGTCGTGGCACAGTACCTCTACGCGAGACCCAGGACGAAACGTAAATCCCGCTTTCATGATCTCGGTACATTTTAAAGCTCTCACAAGCTCATAATCAAGCCGAAGCTTTTCTTCGTGGCGTTTAGCAATCGCTTTACACTGCTCAATCATCCCACCGTCAAGCGGTACTGAAAAGTTAAGCTGTGCACCATAGTTATTGTTGCGAGTGTAGCCTTGAGGCAACGTATCGTTACCCATGTAAAATGGACTAAACGTCATCGTCGTTCCATTACACGAGTTGCCCCCAGTAAACTGCTGTCTACTAGGGGCTCCGTTGTTCTGGAATTGGACCGCCTGGTTGGTCACGTTGCCCGTTGCTGCCGCGATGGGCGAGGCATTGTTGCTAACTGT